CAGCGGCACCAGCAAAATCCATTCCTTGGTGGTTCGTTGATGCTCCTGCAGTAGGTGCGCCCCTTTCCCCAAATCTTGAAGTAATTGTTAATCCTGCCTCTGGATTCCACTCAAGGCCACCTGCAGCATTACGTCTAACTAAAGGTGTTCTTTTCTCTCCTATCTGAACACCAGTAAAAGGAGTTTTAATAGTATCAGGATCAAGTAAAGCTCCTGTTTTTCGATCTCTAATAAAGGTATGGATGTGCGGACCAGTGGCTGTACCTGTTCTACCAACATTACCTATTAAAAATTTACCACCTGAAGTCGTCATTTTGTTATTTTATTTTCATTATAAAATAAAGAAGCCCCAGTGAAGTGGGGCTACTATTAAACACGTATCAAGTTAGCTGCAAATACAGATTCCCAATCAACACGTTTTACTTGTTTTAATTGTTCCAAAGTAGTAAATCTTTCGCCGGATAAACTCATCTGGATATCTTTAAGTTCACGTGCAGTTTTTAATCCAATCCCTTTGATATGATCAGCAATCATTTGAGCAGTTGCTGAATTAATATTTAAGCGTATGTCAGGGGGAAATGCACGTGGTTCTTCTTTAGCTGCTTTATCTTTTATTTGTAATGTTTTAACTGTTTTTGTAGCTGATTCATCAGGTGTGATTTCAGTTTTGTAAACAGTATAAAGGCGACCGTCTTGATCTTCGACCAAAAACCAATCGCCATTATCCCATTCACTAATAACTTTAACTCGTGCACCAGTTTTTGTGTGTTGGTAAAGCATGTAATCCAGAAGATCTGGTTTTAGTTTAGCCTAAACCATCCACAATGGGAACCAATTAAGTACTTACCGTACGATTTGGTAAGTATTGCTCAATTGAATTGTAATCTGGTGCGTTATCAGGTACGATATAGCAGGCTTCAACTAGTAGATAACCAGTTAAACCAGCAGCTTTATCTGTATCTGAGATGTATACACCGCCAGTAGCGGTAAGAGCATCAGCTGAACCTTTGGCATACACTTTAAATGTAGTGCCAGTGGTTAATATCTTGTATGCAATACCACTATTTACTAAACCAGATGCTGCATTTATTTGCGCCAGGGCAGAAATAAATACTGGGAAAGCACCAAAGGCTTGTGAACCACCAGCAAAGTAAATCTTAGTTGCTGCATCACCTGATACTGTAGATGTAAGTACAGCAGCGGCTACTGGCTCACCAGAAACAGCTACGGGAACACCAGCATTATCACGGCCAAAAGCAAGTACTGTACCTGTAGTAGCGTATACACCAGATGCAGCACGATTATCGCCCCAACCGGAGGCAACAGATAGTGCAGAACGGTAGATATAAGCTGCTTGCGTGGTGTTACCACTAAGTACCATCCCGGTAATATCAGTACGTGTATCGTCCTGACGATAAGGGGAAGGAATAACTACACTCATGGTCTGACCATAAGTAGCAGCATCACCTGATGTCCAGGTTACAGGAACATAACCACGTTGTTGAAAGAAACGCCAGCCGGGAAGAGCTAATACAGAAGTAGGGCCGTCTGCAGAAGCATTAACTGTAGTTCCACCAGTGGTGTCAATGTTTTTATACCAGCCATTTAAATCTCCTGTCCAGTTACCTGGGTAGATTTTTTTAGTTGACAAGTAAGTCATTTAATTCTCCGTTTTGTTTTATTGTTGTTTATCAAACATCGCCATCATCTGCGACAAAACTATAGGCAGTGGTAATAAAATCTTTATTCAAGATATCAAAACCAGCATAGAGTTGCCAGATCAAGATAATGAAGCGGCTAAAGTCATCATTATTATTAATGAGTACTTGTGCATTAGGACCGCCGACACCAACACCTACAGCTTGTGGTCCAAAGAAGAAACCTTGTGCTACTTCTTTACTGCCGTAAGTAGAGTTATCAAATGTAGCGGTAATATTCTTGGTGGGGAAGTTGGTTGATTCATAGAACTTCACACCTTCAAATTGTACGCCGGTAGGCATTACAGGTTCGCCAGCAAGGAAATAACCTTGACCAGCTTGAGGACCCTGGAAGAAACCTGCGTTGTTAGGCATCATCGGATTACCCGACATATACATGCCTTGACCAGGATTACCTGCATAACGTGCAATTTCACGGAAGTCAGGATCCCGACGCAGATGCATCATGAATGTAGGATCACAAATACAACGATACAAACCATCAGAGAAGGTAGGAACGTTGCGCTTACGTAGATCTTTTACTACATTCAGTAGATCAGTACGAACAGAGAACTGTTGTGTATTAGCAGTAAATTCTGCAGTGGTATATGTGATGCGACCAGAGGCATCTTTAACTTTACCAGCAGGGAAGAAGTATCCACCTTGTGTTGTTGATGCTACACCATTAGCTTCTGCTTTGGATAGTTCATCAATAAACACACGATCACGCCAACGACGATAATCATCAAGTAAGGTAAGAGAACCAATGGACTGGTGGAACATATTCAGATTACCTGTATCCAGCAAAAGACGCTGTGCAGTAATCAGTGTTTCCCGTGCAATCTTAAAGGTACTGGGTTGAGTAGGATCGGCAGGATCGGCAGGACCAGTATATTCCTTAAGTACCACAAGAACTTTTTCTTTTGTGATATTACGGCTATTGGCAGTACCAATAGTTTGATCGGCAATACGTTCGCGGCTATCCTTAGTACCAGGAGTACCCCAAAACTTATAGCGATCTAACTGAACAGTTTGACCAGGTTGACGTGTGAAATCATGAACCACTACTGGTTCAACAGCCATTTCACAGATGTAAGCAGGATGAGGACGATAAAGTTCCGCACCTAAGATTTTTGGAAAATCATTATCAATAAACATTTTAGTTTATTCTCCAGATCGCGGGGAGTGTTTTTACGAAGCGAAAGATTCAGACATACGCATGTCTTATCTATCATAAATTGTAGCAGTTAGTAATCTTGGAAGATTACATGTATTGCAAAGTAGTTGTTGCCGCACGTGCACCTCTTGTATTACTTGAACCATAAGATTCAGGATCTACATATTGTTGCTGTTGGAATCCAGGGATACCCATTGCTCCTGGTATTGCACCAGCAGCGACACCACCTAAACCTGCGAGGCCAGCACCAACGGGAACAGCAATGCTAGCACTACCTTTGGCTAGACTCCTTTGTAAATCTTCAGGTGAAAGATTTAATGGTCCCTGAAGAGCATTTGTAATAAAATCAGAAGTGCCCGGTCTAGTTGCTGCCCCTTCTATCATGCTTCTCATGTCAGGAGAATATTTACCGGCTAGTTGGCGAGCGCGAAGTAAACCAGCAGCTCCACCAGCAGCTCCACCAAGTCCTGCAAGAGCTGCAGACCCTGGATCTTCACCTTGAGAAAGAGCATACCCACCTGTTGCTAAACCAGCTCCAAGGGGTATGCCTATTTTTAAACGATTACGCATTGGATTACTCCATTACAAATAGTTTATTTGCAACAGTTTGAGGTTGAGCTTGATTCAAAACGCGCCAGGCATTTTGTGGATCATGCGCCATCATTTCGTTGAATCCACCCCAGAAATTTTGGGGTTGTTGTGGTGCAGAAGCAGCAGGTGGTGCAGGGAAATTACCATAACCAGGTACTACTTGCTCTGTACGATAACCAGGTGTTTCCAAGTCAGCCTCACTTTCATATACAGGATAAGGGCCTTCTGGACCAAAGAACTTCAAGGTGTAATCACTTAGTACATCAGGATTTGTTAAAATCTCGTTGTAAGCTAAATTTTCTTGATGTTCATTTACTGCGAAATTAGCATAACCTTTCAATAAACCTTGTGCTTTTTGGCCCCAGGCTACAGCACTATCAAGCATGCCTTCAACTTGAAGAGCATAGTTATTTAGTATTGCTGGAGCTTCTACCCCGAACGCGTCGATTACTTGGCGGGTTGGGTTGCTTAGGTCCAGGTAATCCGCTACTTCCGCCAGTGAGGGACTGGAGGAGGTTTGGGAATAATTGGTTGAGTAGTCCTGGTTGGGATACGAGGTCTGCGTCCCCAAGTTGGGCGTAGGCTGGCCGTAAGGTGTCTGGCCGTAATTGGCCGGGGCGTAAGCTTGTGTCTGAGCTGAGGGTTGACCCTGGAACGGGGATTGGACTGGTGCGCTCAGCAGTCCCACTACTCGATTGAACGCCGACTCCCATGGGTTCCCCTGTGGTGCTGGTTGGGATTGGGGGGCGTATTGAGTAGGGCTTGATTGGTAGTTGATACCCGCTTGAGGCACTACTTGAGGGTAGCTGGTCCCCACTTGGTAATTGACTGGTCCCTGGTAAGCTTGAGCTGGAGCTTGTTGAGCCGGTACTGCCACGTAGCTGCTTGGCGCTACTGATGTCGGTACTTGGCTCATCTGTGGGATCGATTGGACGGTAGCGTCCTGCATAACTCATCTCCTTTTGTAAAGCTTCTAATGTTCGATACAGATAAGGCGTGAGGTCAAGTCGTGGATCAGCAGCCATAGGTAAATCCGGTGACTGCGGGTGGGGAGTCTGCATCATGCCCCCCACTAATTTCGCAAAAGCAGAGTATGCACCCTGCAGTTCGTTGACCATTCTGAACGGAAATCCCGATAACATCGAGGCCCGCTCCTCATCCGTTTTTGACGGGAAGAGGTACTTCAGTGCTTCAATACTATCAACACCTAATTCTTGGAGGTTACGTACCACGATAGAATTATTAAGTATATCCTGTGTAGAATCTTCGTATACAGGTCCTAACCACCTCCAAAGCATAGTTATATCCCCATCTGGGATTAATCCAAGTGTACCAGGAGGAATGAATTGTGTTTCTACACACGCTTTCATAATCTCTTTTATTTTTTCTTCAAATCCTTTTATTGCAACATTATATAAATCACGTTCTTCTTTAGTAGCGTCTGGGACAGGAGGCATTGGTTTTTCAATACCTGTTGCAGCAGCTAACGTTTCACGGAATAAGCGTTCTTCTTGATAGATTATTAATTCTAAACAACGACAGATGCCATAAGTATATATTGCATTTGCTTTCTTCTTTGATGTAGCAGATACACGACCAAATAGTGATTTATATTCTGTTGCAGTAATACCTGCAGATATCGAAAGTTCATCTACACCACCAAGTGCAGTACGTATTTCTTCTCGATATTGACGAGCGAAACTATTTTGATCTCCTGTTATAGCATCTGGAACAATATAACCAACTCTATCGTTTGGTTCTAAGTTAGCAATAATTCTTGGTACACGAATTTCACCATCAACACCTCTAGTAAGAGGATCTGATTTAAACCGAGATTGGCTTAATGGCCCCATCCCAGTAAACCCAGAATTTGCTGCGATAGATGGACGTTGTAATGTTGAATCGGACCCTGATTCTATTAAGTCAGTTTTAGGTCTAGATGATAATAATGTAGGACTACCAAAGAATTGAATATTCTTACGCATGGTACGAACCATGCCATCATGTGTAACGATATGATTAGCTAACGAATCAAATTCACCAACTCCTTCGTTGGAAAAACCTTTAGGATTATTAAAGATTTCAACACATGGTATGAATCCGAGGGTATTTTTAAATGTTTGCGTACGACCTAACACTGTATAGTTAGGCATTTCAAACGACATCTCTCCTTCGCTATGTGTTTCTTCAATTACATCTGCTTTAATAGATAAACGAATATAACGTTTAGCCCCCTGTGTACCAGAGAATGCAGTACCTGATAT